TGACATGGGTGCTATCAGGGTGAGCCGTGCGCTTGACCCTGACGTGGCACAGCTCGTCGAGCCGTACCGACGCATGCGTCTCTTCGCATGAGTTCAACCACTACCGTCTCCCAGATCAAGGCTGGTTTGGCTGCGAACCTGGCAACTGTGTCAGGGCTTCGGGCTTACGCCTATCAGCCTGACAACGTGAACACCCCGTTCGCTTGGCCGTTGCTGGATTCGATTCAGTACAACGGGGCTATGGGTGGGGGTTTGATTACTCATCAGTTCACGGTCAGTGTTGTGGTGGGTCGTTCGGCTGAGCGTACTGCGCAAACTTTGTTGGATGGCTATCTGTCGTATAAGGGTGCTACTTCGATTCGTCAAGCCATTGAGTCGGATCGGACTTTGGGTGGGGTTGTGCAGGATTTGATTGTTGAGTCAGCAAACAACATCTCTACCCTTGAAGCGAATGATGCTACTTATTTGGCGATTGATTTCGTTGTCACGGTGTACGCCTGACCCCTTGCCGTAGGTTGCTTGTGGCGTGTAGTGTTATGCAATCGGCTCAGCCGAGCAGACATCAACTCGAACGCCGATAGGCAGGAGCAGAATCATGGCAAAGCAAGTCCTCACGAATGTCGCAGTCACCTACGGTACTGCTGCAACCGACATCAGCCAATACGTCACATCCATAACTCTGTCGTCCAGTGCAGCTGAAGTTGCCACGACTTCGATGGGTTCGTCAGCTGTGACCCGTATTCAAGGTTTGATTGATAACTCGATCACAATGGAATTGCAACAGGATTACCCAACGATTGAGAAGTTGTTCTTCGATGCGTTCACTGCTGGTACTGCTGTACCGATGACAGTGAAGCCGAACGGTACTGCTGCTGCTTCTTCTAGCAATCCACAGTATGCGTTCTCGGTTCTGCCGACTGCGCATGAGATGGTCAAGGGTGCGATTGGTGACCTCGCTACGATGTCAATCAGTTTCCCAATCTCTGGTGCAATCACCAAGACAGGCACTGGCGCGTAGTTCAAATAATTCCAACCCTTACCTGCGGAGGTAAAGAATGAAAATCGCACTCAGTTTGACTAGTGCATTAGATGGCAAGCAACGAACAATCGTTGCTGCATTCCCAGACTTCATTGCGTTTGAAAATAAATACAATCGCAGTGTTGCCAAGTTTGAAGCCGAACTCACATTGACTGATCTTGCATACCTTGGATGGCATGCAGAACATCGGTTGAAGAAGACAGGTTTGGACTTTGATTCTTGGTGCAATGAGATTGAAGCACTCGAAGTGGGAGACAGCGCAGACGCAGTGATCGTCCCTTTGGGGATCAGTCAGCCCACTGGGTAATTTCGTATCTCGCTTGCGAGACAGGAATTGCACCTTCAGTGTTGCTGGCAGAAGAACCACGAATGCTGTTCACAATGTTGGCGTACCTTCGATGGAGAGCCATTCATCTAGGCAAGTAGTATCGGTTGCATGGCACGACCAGTCACAGGCACAAGTCGTGCAGGAACATTTCGTTCAAACATTCAGAACGATGCACCGGTACAGATACTCGGTATCACCGAATATCTGAGGGCGGAATCTAAAGCCAATCCGTTGTTCAACAAATACTTGCGCATCGCCGCACAAGATGTTGCAGAATTATTGGTTGTTGCAGCGAAGTTTGAAGCTGCTTCGATAACTCGTAATCGTCAAGCGATGGAAGTTATGAAGGGGATGAGAGCAAGACGTGATCGTGTCCCAACTATCAAACTTGATGAGAACTCGGCGTTCCAATCAACTTCAAGAAAGTTCACTTCTTCTCGCAACCTTGACACTGGACGCAGGGTGAAGCGGAAGGTGACCAGGGGTGACGTGTTCTTTGGTGCGGAGTTTGGTGGTGGGGCGCGTCCTACCACTAGACAATTCTTGAGGCATCGAGGACGGTCTGGGTACTTCTTCTGGCCTACTGTGCGCAAACACAAGGGGGATATAGCTGACGCATATTTGGGTGCCATTCAGAAGGTGTTGGATCAACTGGCTGATACCCCCACAAATAGTGCTTGACTTTGCCTCGGGGTTCGCTACCCTGTAGGTAGGGAGGCGTTCATGGTTGTCTATTTTGATTCGGTTAAGTCTGTTCAGCCGAAGCCGTTCGCCTCTAATTGGGTTGACCTCAAGGAACGCTTGATGCACCATGAGGAGAACGCACACAAATCTGATGGTGCGTTGTGGTCACCTGTTGAGTACTACCCAGGTAGGACTCGCGGTAATACTGCGATCAGGTTCATTGAAGCGTTGGTGGTTGACATGGACGGTGAATCATTCGCCAACGCCAACCTTGACGGGTTTGAGTATCTTGCCTATTCCACGTATTCGCATCGACTAGATGACCCTCACTACCACTTGGTTCTGCCACTCGCTGAGCGTGTACCGGCAGGGCTGTGGCGAGCTGTGTGGGCTGAGTTGCATGAACGACTCAACCTACAAGGTGACCCTGCAACCAAAGACGCTGCACGTATCTTCTACCTTCCACAACATGCACCAGATCAGCCGTTCGAGTTCCACGAACAATCAGGTGCATTCATTGACACGAACTTCGATTACCAACCTGTAATCAATCCGACACCTGCGTCACCACGTCAGTCTGCTCAGCCTCGACGCAAGCGCACTGTTCGTGTTGAGATGAATGATGCTTGGTGGGATGCTGCTGAGCCTTCTACCAGATATTCACATCTTGAAGGTCAAGCGATGTGGAAGGCAATGGCTGATGATTTCCGTGTGATGGTTGCCGAGTACAGGGAAGCTGTGCGCTTGGCCAGTCAGGATGTCATCTAGAATTGCCGCATGGCTGGCGAACGTACCTTTGTTGTCAAGTTTGTTTCTGACATTGCTGGTGCAACCAAAGGCATCAAGAAGGTTGGCGATGATCTAGGTGGGATGGGGAGCAAACTTGGCTCTGTCCTTCCATCATTCAAGACAATGGCTATTGCAGGCACAGCAGCCTTTGGTGCCGTTGCTGCTTCATCGTTGAAGTTGGTTCAGATGGCTTCCAACTTGGAAGAATCACAATCCAAGGTCAATGTGGTTTTTGGTTCTTCAGCAAAGATTGTCAACGACTTTGCTGAAACTTCTGCCAGGTCGTTCGGTATCACGAAGCAGGCCGCGCTAGAAGCGACAGGAACATTCGGAAACTTGTTGCAGGCATTCGGTACTGGTCAAGGTCAAGCAGCCGAGATGTCAACGACTTTGATTGGCTTGGCTGCTGACTTGGCTTCATTCAACAACACCGGCATTGAGGATGCGATCCAAGCGTTGCGTTCAGGTTTGTCTGGTGAAACTGAACCGTTGAAAAGATTTGGTGTTGCACTGAATGATGTGCGATTGAAACAAGAAGCAACGACTCTTGGTTTGTATGACGGCAAAGGCGCATTGGATATTAACGCCAAGACTCAAGCAGCCTACGCATTAATCCTCAAGGACACAGGTTTGGCACAAGGCGACTTTGCTCGAACCTCTGATGGGTTCGCCAACCAGATGCGAATCTTGAAGGCATCATTGAGCGATGCTGCAACCGAACTCGGTTTGGTCTTATTGCCTTATTTCAAAACATTTGTCAAGTTCATCAACGACAACATTGTTCCTGCGGTGTTGGCATTCTCCAACACGATTGGTGAGAAAGGTCTTGTGCCTGCATTGGCTGCTGGTGTGGCAGCGATGGGGGAGTTCGGTATCACTACCGTCAATGTCCTCGAAGGTTCGTATGTTGCATTGCTCAACTTCACACATGACCTATCTAAGACTGTGCGTATTTTGGCTGATGCTGCTGCACTTGGGTTTGGTTTGCAAGGCAACATTGTTGGTGCTGGTAAGTCGTTGGCTGTTGCTGTGGCCATGTCCAAAGTGCAGGATGCAACAAATGAGGCGTTGTCTGGTGCCGGTGCAATGTTTGATGGTTTCCGTGCGAAGGTTTATGCTGCGCAGTTGCAGATTGCTCAGATGGGCAAACCACCAAAGGATGTTTCAGACTCGTTGGATCGTATGGCTCAATCAACCAGATCGGCAACTAACAGTGTCACAGCGTTTGTTCCTGTGGTCAAAGAATTAGGCTCAGGTAGTGGTGGTGCAGCCAAGAACATAAAGACTGCTACGGAGAAGTTGAAGGAATATACGGATGCGTTGAAGTCGAGTAACTCTGCACAGAAGGCGTTCACTGCTGCGCAGAAGGCTTCGGTGCAGGCTGGTCAGTCGTTGACGGCTGCGAACCAGGGTGTGGCTGATGCTGAGGCTGCGTTGGCTAAGGCGGTTGCTGGGTTCGGTGCTGATTCTCCTGAGGCGAAGAAGGCTGCGAAGGATTTGGAGTTGGCTCAGCGTGGGTTGACACGTGCTGGATATGCCGTTGAGCAATCGTTGTTTGCTGTGTCTGATGCTGAGGCTGCGTTGGCGAAGGTTCGTGCTGATCCTCTGTCAACTCCTCAAGCGATTCGTGAGGCTGAGATTGATTTGGCTGAGGCGAAGTTGTCGAGTGCTGATGCGATTGATGCGCAAGCTACAGCGACTATTGATTTGGGTACGGCACAGGGAACATTGAATGAGAAGGTCAGTGGTGCGTTGACCC